AGACCCAGATACGTGATTATGAGGGCCTACAATTGTTTTATTATTAAATCTAGACAAAGCTCCTCCTAGTGGGAATTACTCTGAATCTACATTAATATTCAGCTTTTGTCTAGCCTTTAAAATTATTCTGTTATATATTGATACAACTTCTTGAACAGATAAGCCCAAAAAGTGAGCTATATTTGGATCTGTAGTTCCATTTGGATTATTTTGTATAAATCTTTTTAAGCTGTTTTTATGTTTTTTAGAATTAATAAAATCAAAATCATCAGAAGCAGCCATTTTTACTGTATTTTTTTTATCTTGGTCTGGATTGACTGACATATTAACCTCTTTGTGGGAATTTGAGTATTTTTCCCTTTTTATTGTTTAGACGAAAGACTCGAAGCTGCTCTCTTAGTTTCTCAGCTTCTTTTTTCTTTTCTTTCATAAAATAGTTCATTCTCTGAATGGACTCGTACTGTCTCTTTAGGGCATCAACAATGTGAGTAAGGTCGTGGCGGATGGACCGAAATTCAGATAGGGATACCGTCACGTCTGTAGTTTTAAGATGAGTTACGGCATAGTTAGTTTGCTTTAAAAATTCAGCAGTAAGCTCAATCTCAAGCATAGTCTCTTGTATCCCCTCAGCAGCCACAAGACATGCCTTCTCTGCCCCAACAATAGCTTGGAGCAGATATTCTTCTGTCACTAAGGTTATAACTTCATTAGACACTACTTAACCTTTTTCCTATCTCCACATGTATTACATGTGCTATAAACTCTATCTAATATCTCAAACATCTCAAGATGTCCCTTGCCACACGCTTCACACTTCTTTAAACTAGCTTCAGACACATTAAACGATTCAACTTCCATAACTTCAGTTAATATTTCTTCATAATCCTGCACAATGTCTTCGTATCTGTGCTTTTGTTTTTTGTGAAATCCAAGCTGCTTTTCTAGCTGATTCACTCTCTTCTGAAGCTCTCTACATTTGCCCTTCCAAAACTCTTCTGCTGTCTTTTCTTTCTTTTTAGGCATTATAGCGGCCTTTCTTATTTAATAGTATATTTTCCGTCAATATAGTTAATCAATTGGACTTGATTGTTTGGGTATCTAATCGCATCTGTATGCGTCCACGATGAGGGGCCTCGATTATATCCTTGGCGTTTTTGGGATAGGGTCCCCACACGGAATACTTTTCTTAAAATACCTGGCGTATGTGAATGTCCAGAGATTGCAGCACCCCAACCTTTTTCAATACCAGCAAGACCTGGCTGTCTTTGGCCATTTCTTCCAATATGTCCATGAACTATATTAAATACACCAAATTTAATGTCATCATTAATGTCTGGGAATTGCAATTTACCACTAGCCACTAATTTATCAAAATCCTTAATTACTCCAGATAGGCGCAATCCCTCAACAAAAGGATCTTTCCCTTCCAACATCAGATCAGATAATTTACAGCCGATACGAAAATTTCTAGAGTCTTTAATAAAAGACCCTTTACGTAGATATCTTGCCAAGAAGTCATCATGGTTAGATGGGACAACAATGACATTCTCTGTTATTTTTAGCATATCTTGTAAGTGTTTTGCTACCATAGCCAATTCATCTTCGATAGTAGCTCTGTCTTTTTTTGACAAAGCAGCCTGCTGAATCACATCGTCGGCAATGTGATGATTGCAACTAGCTCCATCAAAAAGGTCATTCTCAGCAATTGTTTTAATTTTTAAAGCTTTTATTAGCAAATTTGAAGTTGCTACAGCTACCTTATCTTCTACACCAATGTGGATATCTCCACGCACCATTTCTGGAGATTTCTTGAAATAGCTTTCAATTTTATGAACTTTTTTACCCAGATAATAGTTTCCATCTACATCACAAAATCCACCGTTCTGATCGAACTGCACTTGTCGAAAGTGATAAACTTTATCGTTCTCAATTTCAACTATAACTCCACCCATAACGTGATCATTAGTAGCAATCCATGCAGTTCTCATTGCATTACCTTTTGATGTTTTATAGTTTGGAAGGGTAATAGCTCCGCTAGACATTCCTGCGTTTGGGTATTTAGACGCATTACTAACAGACTCATACTCTAATGATTGCTTAGGAGACCCAAAAATCATGGAACCCTTTTTTTGAACATGTCTACCAATTCCAGTGAGGGGATTGATTTGCTTTGCTGTAACAAAATAATCTGAGATTCTAAAATTTGAGTTTAATGACAATCCGCCAAATAAAAGTGGCAGCTTTAACAATTCAGCATCAAAATGCCATTCAATTTCATTGTCTAAATTGTGAGCAGTGTCTAGGGATGGAAGAATGATAATCCCACCGTTTTTCTTTTTCTGCCAAGATCTTACAGATTCCAATCCCTCAGAGAAAACTCTTTGTCCAGAGATTGCCGCAGTGATAAAAAATCTTTTCTTACCACTTAAAGCTTTCTTAGCCTTATCTGTATAAAGAACGGTGTCTTTTTCGGCTATTGCACCAGAGAATAGATGTGGATAAACAACCCGAGTTTCTGCTCGTAGATTGTTTAAAGATCTAAAGTAATGACGCCATTTCTCTCTTGATACTCCAGCGTCATGCAAATCCATGATAGATGGGAATAAATCCACATCTACCATTAATTTAGAGTAGATATCAATTATCTGCCGCTTAATTTTAGTAGCAGCCTCAGCCTTCTTATTCTGCTGAAGTATCTTCTTGTTGCTCATCAGTAGCCTCTTCTTTTACAAGTGAGTAAATTCCTACGATTTTTGCTTCTTGATTATTTAACATTACAGCAGAATCTACCGTTTTGCCAATAATATCTGCATTTGCTCCGTCTTTTTGTAAATCTGACACAGGTGAAGTGGCAAACAAAACTTCATCCGAAGTTACAGCTACAATTGAATTTTCAAAAACTTGAGACTCGACCTTGAGTCTCCCTTGAGCCAACCCTTCCTGGATTGAATTTTTAATTAATTGAGCTTGATTTTCTGCCATCTTTTTAGAAATGTTCTCTTCGGTCAACTTAGACTTACCTTTTGATAAATCCATAATGGCGCGAATAACTTCTGTATTTACTTGAGTCTGCTGATATGTAGTCTCTACAGCTGCTTGCAATTGGCCACTTCTTTGAGCTAACTCATTGATGTTACCATAATGAGCTTGCAACACCACTAAAATACTATCTACAGCTTTTTCAAGATCGTAGAATCTCTCTGTTAAGCTTTTTTGTTTAGTTTCTGTCATATCTTTCTCCCTATTCGTCTAGACTGTCGGCTGGTGAGGCATTATCTGTATGAATACCTGCCATTTGGTTTATAATATTTCCTAATAATTGATTACTTGTCTTAACTGTACTCTGATTGATACCCTCTGTAGTCATCACAACTCCAGATTGATTCATCTGATACATGGCACCTAATTGCGCTGCATTAGGCATTGCCTTTGGTTTAGGGAGGTTCCTATTCTTTTTCTGCGCTGTTACAGCCTGTTTTTTAGCTTGAGCTGCCTGCTGCTTTGCTGGAGTCTGAGATTGCTGTTTTTGCACTGGCTTTGATTGCTGCTGAGTTTTAGGCTGCTGCATAGCAGGTTGTACAGGTCTAGCCTGCTGCATTTTCGGTTGTGCTGTCTCTTGAATCTGAATAGCGTTCATTGTCGGCACTTTTTCTTCTGACTGCTGAACTGAAGGCTCTCTTTTTGTTATTTTGGACGCAAGAATTTTTAGGGCTGAAACTTCTTGCTCAGAGAATGGTGACTCTACCTTTTGCTGAATAACTTTAACTTCTTCTTTGGCTGGACGAAGACCTAATAAAATTTCTAATTCTTTTTTAGCAAACTCTCTAACTTTTTTATTTACAGAACGTAAAATATCTGGACTTGCAGATCCTTCAGAGAATACAGGCTGTTTAATAAGAAGTTTGAATAAATTCGCTTCCTCAATTCGTTTAACTGCCTGACTCATTGTGGCATCAATATCTTCGTCATCTGATTCGTCAGACTGCTCTAAGCTATCAAGAATTTCATCAGCAGAGTCTTCTGCTGAATCTGCGGCCTCCTGCTCTTGAGCCTGAAGATCTTCTTCCATATCATCAAAATTAAACATAAATACCTCGTGTATTAATTTGTAACACTCTTATTCTTTTTTGTCAACTTTTTAGTTTTTGGCTTAGATTTTTCTATAAGATATTCTCTATATTGCAATTCAAATTCTGAGAGGAGAATACTGATAGAAGTGGGATTAAGGTCTTTGGCAGCCAAATTGTTTTGTTTTTTATACTCTGCAAATCTGTCACGAACAAAATTTTCATATGCAGACTTATGTGTATGACAACTCTTCTCGCCTTTTGGTAGATCTTTTATTTTGGTGGAGCACAACACTTGAAGGTTTTTTACATCACACCATATACGCTCTACAAGCGTATTGTAATCTGTCTCTTCTTCAGATTCCCACAGGTTAATAACTGGGTGAATGTGATCGACTTGCACATTCTTAGATTGAAACAGCTGCTTACATTGAGCACATCTATATCTGACTTGATTTTTAGCACCTGGGGTGCCGTCTTTTTTAATAGCAGGGGGCAATTCAACCCTTGCTTCTTTCAAACAAAAAGACATTTCGCTGGATTGACGATAAACTCGTCTAATGGCCCCCTTGACCATCCGTTTCTTGACGATCTCAGGGGTTGGCAAAGTTTTAACTACTGGTTTCTTGGCTTTTGCCATAAACTACAGCATTCCTCGTTCTTGCATTTTTAAGATAATATACTGTAAACGATTTTTCTTTTCTTTACGAGCATCGTTATATCCACCATTAAGGTCTTTTAATTGCTCTTTTAAGGAGTTTAGTGTTGGATCAGCAGCCTTAGCCGACTCAATCTCTTCAACTTCCTTAGAGAATTTAACGATCATCTCTTTAAGTTTTGCTAAATCAGCAACTTTAATCTCAGATACAAACATATCATCCAATTTCTTTTCTGCCTTCTTTAACTTCTCGTCTAATACTGCTGCGTCCATCTCGTTCTCCTTGTTTAATTGTTCAAATTTGTCCATAAAATATCCAAATTATAAATTTTATCATCTACACCAAAAACACACAAAGCGCAATCAATAATGACATAGTTGTATTTTTTTGACATATTTTCCATGCTATTAACCAAAGTTTTATATCTAACCTTAGCTGGAGCAGTTGTTTCATCGTCAGCTAACTCTTTATATTTCAAAACTTCTGACTTATTTAAAAACACTCTTACAGTGTAGTTGGTTATATCAACTTTTTCAACAAAAATAGATGTACCAGCATCTACCTCTCTAGTCAAAAGATATAGCCAAGTATCTTCTTCGATAAGATCCCAAGCTTCTAATTGAGCTTTGTTTAATCTCAGATTTATTCCCATTACGTCTCCACTCTAGCTATCTTATCTTTTTTACGTAAAGTAATTCTGTCCTCAAATGAGGCGTTCAATTCTGATCCGTGGTCAATTACTATATAAGATTTATTATGAGACTTTTCTTTGTAGAAGTCAAGGATTGCTTCTTTGGTGTTAAGATCAATGAATCCCATCTGCTCATCTAATACCTTCCACCCAACAAAAAATCCCATCCTTCTCTCTAATACTGTATCTAATGCTTCATCTACAGCTGTCAGGATACTCATCTCTTCTCCACCAGATGTGGTTTTTATATTAATCTCTTCGCTACCTGAAAATAATGTGAAAGTTATGTTTTTGCTTACGTTTCCTGTGCTTTTGGTTGTCTTTTCTGGTAAAAAGAACAGGCTAAACTTTTGCGCATTAGGGAAGAGCTTTAAATTTTTATTAATTTCAGCATTTAAATCTTCCAAAATTTCATCAAACAGGTAGGCTATTGCCCCATCTTTGGAAACAGCATCCTTAGTGTGGATCTTTACCTCTAGGCTTCTACTTAAGCCTACAATTTCCTCTGATATTTTACTCGACTCTAACAATGCCGCTTCAAAATCTAATTTTGATTTATTAACTGTGCTTACGTGTTTTTCATACGTATATGTCAACTGTTGTTTTTCATTTTTTTTGTTTTTTATAGATTCATAAATGCTATTTTTTAAGTTGTCAATATCTCTTTGGGTCTGATTTACTATTGATGATATTTGATTTTTGAGAGAGTTGACTGATGATTGAGCTAGCAACTTCTCTAGCTCAATAGCCTTAATATCTTTCTTTTTATTAGCAACAGCTTCCTGTAGTTTTGCAGGTGAGTTTGCAGCAAGGAATTCTGCAATGGCCGTTTTTGCAGCTAAAACATCAGACTCAACACTTGATATTCTATTGTCTATATCCGAATTCGACTCACACTCTGCAAATAAAGTATTTAAAAGTTCTTTTTTTACATCTAGCGTTTTATGTAGATTTGCAAGGTGTGTTTCTTGATCTTTTTCTGGTAGCTCTTGATTGCAATGCCCACAAATCTTCTTATTTGGACTATTTAAGCTCTCTTCCAGCTTCTCAGCTTCGTCTAAAGTCACCTGCAATAAGCGTAGGTTATATTCATGTTTTTTTCGTAAGGATAACGCAGTATTTAAATCGTCTGTGGCACTTTTTACCGCCAAATTCAGGCTATCAGGAACTTTTCCTGCGTTCAGTATCTCTTTTTCAATAGCGTATATTTCTTGATTTATGGCATCAATCTGAATTGCAGCTTCTACGTTTTTAGTTGTGGATATATTTAACGCTTTTTCATACTGTTTTTTTAAAGTCTGGTACTCATTGTTTCCTGACAACATCATCTCTATATCTGTTAGGGCTATATTGTCACTCTCATATTCAAGAGATGCAATCTCTAGGTCTAACTTCTCATTTTTTGCAGCATATTCAGACAAAAATGCATTAAACTCTCGATCTTTTTCAACTAGAGCTTGTTCTAATTTAGGGATATTTGTATTATTTAAATATTCAAGTGTTGCAGTCTTTTTTATGGATGAGTCCTTAATTGTGCTGATCTCTTTTAATAGGGTGTCATAAACACCCTCAAATTTTGAATCATCAACAAAAGAACTGAGGAATTCTTTCTTTTCTGCATCCGTCATTAGTAGGAATCTTGTTGGTGATTTCTGGTCCTTGTACGATAGCATAAGAATTTGGTTGGGAGTCATGCCAATCGTAGCAATTAATTTCTCCTGCACATCATCTACAGCACCTGTAACTGGGGTTTCGTCACCATAAACGAATGACAGTTCTCCACCCAGAACTCGTGTAACCTTTAAATCTATGTCGTTTAATTTGTAATACCCAACAGTTTTTACTGGGGATTTTAAGTGTCTATTTTTAAGATCTTTAGCTGATACACCTATGTATTTTGGTCCAAATAAATTAAGCGGGATAGAGATGGCTAGTGAAGATTTTCCAGTTGCATTACTTCCGCCATCATCCTCATTAATACCTATAACTCCGATGACAGTATTCTGAGGTATTGTTACTTCTTGGTCTACATCTAAATCTTTTAGTGCGGAAACTTCGATTTTTAATACCTCAATTTTACTCATTTAATCATCCTTTTTTAATATCCTATCCCTAGTCTCCATCAGCTTTACATGCTGATCACCCTTTTCTTTAAATTTCTGTACAGCATCTTTTCGTAATTCAACAGATCTAGCCATACCGCCAGTATCTACGATTTCAATACTGCTAAATCCAAAGTCTGGGAGCTTTTTCTCTAAAACCCCACCGCACTCACAAGTTAAAAAGGGTGCCTGCTTATCAGCAGTTTGATACAACTTTTTAATCTCATTCGTACACAAATTACACTTATATAAAACTATCATAACTGCATCCTAACTTAATGTCAACTCAGAATCTCGATCTGAGAATGACACTGTGATTTTAGATCCTTTATCGTCAGCATCAATCTTAAGGCGTCCATCTGTGGCTGCTTTCATTACAGCTGCTTTTAAAGATTTGGTATTCATTGGCTTTTTAGTCTGTTGGGCAATAATGCTAGATGTAAACTCATCAGCTTCTTTTTTACCCAAAACTAAAGCAGTAGGTAGACTCCCACTGCTTTTTAAAAATTGATTAATTTTAATGTCAATATTTCTTAAAATTTCCATACTCACTCCTAAAAAGGTACTTCCCATTTTTCTTTTTCTTGTTGTTTCAATGCTTCCTGAATAGCTTGTCTTTGCTCACTATTACTTTCAGCTACATTTCGGTCTAACTCGTTATCTCTCTTAAATACAACAATACCCGACAATCCCATAAGCATTTTAGCAACACTTAGACTGTTCTTGATAGCCATCAAAACCGCCTCTGCTGAATCAATAATACCCATTTCAACGGCTGGACCGTGTACATGATTTAATGAATCATACGTAGTAAAGAATGGTTGATTTTCATCCATCATTTTTGAATAAACATCTCTCATTTCATCAGCATTAGCTCCACCATTACTTAAAATTCTATAGAATGGCTCTAAATATGCCTTACCCATAATTTCTTTTACAGCCTCAGAGTAATTACCATTTCTGATAATTAAACTAAGAGTCAGTAATGTTTTAGCTCCACCAGGTAAAACTCCTTGACGAAGGGCACCCTTAATGGCACAAACTGCATCCTCAACTCTATGCTTCTTCTCTTTAAGTTCTGCCTCAGAAGATCCCATAACCTTAACACGAGCAATTCCACCAGTTAAGATGCCAAGACGCTCATTAGTTAACTCCTTGTCAAGAGAGCTTTCAGCATGCTTAAGTTGAATCTCAAGCTCTTCAGCACGAGAAATCACCATTAACTCATCTGGTCTACCGATAATCAAGCTTTTATATCGGTAAAATTCAAATTGTTGCATACTATCCAATCCAAGATCTTCAATCTCACCATGCTCCAATGGGTTAGTCATAGGGTCAAAAACCTTAGCTCCTGTGTATGCAGCTAAGTCTAAAAGGAAGTGATATTGCCCATTAGCTTGGTAGCTTAGTGGGGTTTTGAGTGGTACTAGGTTTAATGTTTCGGGGTTTTTAAAGTTATTAGCAAACCAGGCCAAAACAGTTTCTGAAAAGTGGTGAGCAACCACTACGATGTTTGGGCTTTGAGGCGTTGCACTGTCAGCATCGTCTCCGTCTAACCCTGTAGCTCTAACAATTTTTTGCAAAATTGGAATAAGAGCTGACGATTCATTAAGTTTACCATTATATAAAATAAAGCGTGGCTTATCTAGGACAGTTCTGTAATTTCCCTTATCATTGATGAATTCTTCCAAGAATCGACCACACGAATCTTCAAACCCTCTGGCAATAGGGAATCCCTCAATTTTCTCTACGTCAAACCCAGACGATCCTGGAGTCTCTGCAATGGTAATATTTCCGTTGTGTCCAACCAGATTAAATGCATCTAATACTGCACTGGACATTTCTTCGTCATTATTTGTAGAAATTAATGCAACTTTTTTTAATAGATCTTTATCATTCTCATTGTTAATCTTAATAGCTTGTTGCTGAATCAAAGGTACTACTAAGTTTTTATATACAGCTTCTAATTCGCGCATAACTTTTTGTGTAGATAGTTTTGGGTTCTTTTCTAAATATTCAAACCCTAAACGAATTAAAGCCTCTGCAAGAATGGTTGCAGTTGTTGTCCCATCACCAGCCTCAGAATTGGTTTTAGACGAAGCATCGCGAGCAGCTTCTAAAATTGCTTGTGCAGTTGGGTCAGAGAATGCCATTGAATTAAATACAGAGATACCATCCTTTGTAGTGTATGGAGGTAGGTCTTCTTGTCTTTCAATTAAGACAACTTTACCATTTGGCCCTAAAGTTGAACCAACAAGATCTGATGCTTGTCTTACTGTGTCAAGAACCTTCTCTTTTAAGCCTTTATGCTCAAAAGTTATTGTTTTTGCTGCTGTTTTAGCTTTTGCCATCTCTCTCATGTACAAAACTCCTACATTAACGGTTAATCTAATTACAAGTATTACTAAGGGTTATGTTAAATATACGCATCATAATGATATATGTCAAGAATTTAATCGTTTTAGTGTTTATTTAACCCAGAAGCCATGGCCAATCTTTCAGCGACTAATATTGTTTGGACGAATATTGTTTGCAAAATATACTCATTTTTATGTTAAAAACTATAAATAGCACCAACTTCTAAGACTAACCCTTAGTAATACTTGTAATTGAAGATATAGTATGTCATATTGATACAGTACCTATGGGTTAAATAAACAATAAGAAGGATAGAAGTTTAATGTCTAGTCTGGCTAAAAGAATTACAGTCATATATCAAGAACTATTTGGTGACAGTGTATCATTTAGACTTAGTTCTGTTGAAAAAAAGGTATATTCTACGTTTATTCAAGAGTTTAAGGGTGATGGTAGTAAGTTTATTTATCAAAAAGAGAATAGATGGCGTATAGTTTGGTCAGTTTTAGGTGAAATGGCATCAGAAGCTCAATTGATTGACGAAGATATCTTAACACTAATGTCATTTAGTAAGCAAAAGAAAACTATTAATGTGCATGCAGATGTATTTTTTTGCTATTTAGTTTGCATGAAGAGAGAGTTGGGACATGAGGTTGAAGGACTACCAAATTGGCTAATAAAAGAGAATGTAAAAAGATTTTATGGTGAAGTTAAGCATTGCACAACTAAGCCGGAAGCCATCAAATCAATCCTAAAGGGTAGAAAGAAAGCACTTCCTTTAGTTAAAAATCAAGCCGATGCTATTAAAATGGTAAAAGGCAAGCTAGAAATGTCTAAAATCATAGATTTGTGTAAGCAAAATAACCCTGGAAAAGTTGATAAAAAATATTACACAGAAGAATACATGAAAGATTTAGCTCAAGATCTTTACGATGTTGTCGGATCTCAACTTTCAATGAATAAAAAATTAAGTTATCACGAAACTAACGCTCTTGTAAAAAAGTATAGAATTTCTCGCAAAAAAAGCTTAAAGTATATTGCCTACTGGTATTTAATGTCAGGAATTCAGTCATATCATGGCAGAGAAATTCAGATTTGTACTAAAAAAGAAAAGGCATATTTTGGCTATGCTTATAAATTATTTCGTGATGCCTTAGTTGCAATGAAGAAAATTCAATGTGTTGATGCAACATTTTGTCCAGGAATTAGATCAAGAACTTTTAAGACTGAAATATTTAAGCCAAAATCTTTAAAGTTTAGTAAAGATAATAGTTTAAGTGTTACCAAATTTGAAGATTTTATGCTACACTCTAAGAAAGAAGACTTAAAACCTTTCCAATTGCAGTATTTGAAAGAAAGATTTGCGGCTATTCATCATACGATAGAATATAAAAAGCAAATAAAGAAGATAAGTTACATTAAGTTTAAGGCATGGGGACTAAAAAAGACAGCTAAAGATTTTGCAGAAGATCATCCAATGAATGTAGAAGCTGAAAGAATGCTACGTTTGTATGAGCAAAGAATTTGGGGGGTTGCAAGAATGTCCACATACGAGCCGAAGTTCTTGCGGAAGTATAGTGAGCCTAAATCATTTGACTTTGATATTATAAATGGAATTGCGCCAAAGCCAGAATATGCATTAGTTGGAAGAAAATTAGTAGTAGTCGCTTAATTGGAGAGAAAAATGTTATTAGTTAAACAAGAGCCTACAAAATTAAGAATCGTAGATTTTTCAGATTCAGATATTGAAAAATTAAGAAAAGCTTTGACATTTAAAAAGAAAGAAATTGTCTATCAAATTCAACAGCTAAAAAAGACTAGATATTTTCAAGTATCTCGTTATGGTGAAGAAGCTTTTCAAAATATGTTAGATAAATTAAATAAAGATATTAATGGGTGCCTTTTGTATGAAGATGATAAAGGCTACTATACCCTGACAGGACTGCAAAACCGCTTAGAAAATTTGTTTCCAGCTGCACGATTCGTTGATAATGTAGAATATCCAGAATTTAAATTAATTCCATGGCAAAAAATGCCAGACAAAGAGCCTAGGTACTATCAAGCAGAGGCTATTGAAAAGCTTTTAGATAATCCATTAAGCCATATTGAATTTGCAACAGGTGCAGGGAAAAGTCTCATTATTTTGCATCTAGTTAAAAAAACAGGATTGCCATCAGTAGTAGTAACACCATCAGCGTCTATTGGCCGTCAATTATATAATGAAGCAATTGAACTGTTTGGCAAAAAGAATGTTGGGCTATTTGGAGATGGAAAAAAAGAGATTGGCAAGAAAATCCTTATCTCTATTGCTAAGTCTGTGGCCATGGTTGAAGAGCCAGAAATATTAGAACAATTTAAAATGTACAAAGTTTGTATCACAGATGAGTCGCATCAAGTTCCAAGCGAGCTGCTGTCCAAATCAGCCCTTAATACGTTGGCACACTGCCCTTACAGATGGTTTGTGTCTGCAACACAAGAAAGAAATGATGGACGAGACATTATGCTTGAGGGGATTATTGGTCCTAAGGTTCACGAAAAAACCATCAACGATCTTCAAAATGAGGGATTCCTCGCTAGAATTGAAACTATGGTTGTAAATGTAACCTCAAAGGATAAGTATTCTGGATCAAATACTCTAAAAAATAACCAGCACCATTTCCTTTACAACAAGAATATCCTATCGGCTATAACAATGTTTATACAAGAAGCTATCTCCTCACAAATTCCCACCCTAATCCTTATTGATGAAAAAGATCAAGAATTGGCAATCAGAAATGCTGTAGGTAATGTTTATGAATTTGCTCATGGCGGATCAGACACTACAGCCATTGTAGATAGATTTAATAGTGGAGAGACTCTAATTGTCGTAGGAACCTCTGCCGTATCGGTTGGTACGGACTTTAGACCAGTAAGGCTTACAATTAACTGGATGGCCAACAGAAGCTCTGTAAAGGTCAAGCAGGGGGCTATAGGAAGATCGACTAGAATTTGTACACGAACTGGCAAAAAAGACTGTAAAATCATTGACTTTTGCGTAGAAAACGTAGATATTCTAAAGAGGCATGTAAATGATAGGATAAAGCTCTACAAGGAAGTAGGGCCAGTATCTTTCATGGATTGGGAATAATGACGTCAAGAATCATAAAATCTTACCTAAAGGACCTCAATACGTCTTTAAACGAAAAAGAAGACGTAGAGGTCTCCACTTTATTTAAACTCTTGTTTCAAAAAGAGAGAATATTTGCCTCCCACCTCCAATCTACTGGGAATGGTAAAAAAGTTTATATGAAATTTATTCAAAGAACAGCAGACTCTGATGGTGGAATTAAAACCGCCAGATCTTATTTTAGAGCAAGACAAGATTCATTCCTTAATACGGTCAACAAAGCAATCAGAGATGTAGAACCTAAAGGAATGTATGACGTACCTATCAACTTTAAGTTTTGCAAATTTGCCGTAGACAATCTACCAAAGCCAGATCAAAAGATTTTTAATTTATATAACGATATAAAAACAATTAGAGAAGATATCATCACTAGATATATGCACCTATCTCTACACAGAGCTAAATTGTTTACAACAAACACAACCAACAAAATGGGAAACCTTACTTTTGAAGACTTTATCCAGGCTGCAAACATTGGCCTAGTTGATGCAGTAGATAAATATGTAATGGAAAATGAAAATGAAGATATTAAGCAGTTTCATTTCATGCTTATTGGTAGGATTTCATCTAGCTTGATTAATGAGTTCAATGATGCAAGCACAGACGTATCTGTCGGAGAACAAGCCCAAAAAAGATTGTATCAAATTCGCAGATGGCTAGAGAAGAATGCTACGTCTGCATCAAAAGCTGATATATCAAAAATGTCTAAAGATCTTGAAATTCAAAAGGAAGAGATTGTTGATTTATTAAACGCAACAGTATCTAGTAATATATCACTAGACTCCGCAACTGGCAACAACACAGATGGACAGACTACACTTCATGTAGATTATTTCAACCCAGAAGATCACGATTATACAAGAAAAAATAATCAAGAAGATGTTGCCATTCAAAATAATATGGATAGAGCATTGCGTAAGGTTTTAAACGAACTTTCCACATTAGAAAAGAAGATTTTAATACTAAAAGGAGTAAAAATAAATGAAAACTACTAATAAGCTAATTGCTGTGGCACCTTTTAATATTCAAGAAAAGGATAAAAAAGTTGTAAGAGGTTTAGATATGTCGGATGGTCTAATCAAAAGCCTTATTTCAACAAAGGTGTTGATCGACTCAGAAAAGTACAAAACAGGGCAAACCCTGTATTTCCGAGCAGATACATCAATTCATCCATCAGCAAAACATAAATTGACTTTAGGGGATAAAGAGTTTATTCTTTTAGATGAAGGTTTAGTTATAGCTGTGGAGGAGTAATGAAGTATATACTAGTTGGTGATATGCATGTTCAACCATCAAATGTTAACGATTCAAACATAATTTTTGACAAAATTGCCAGCCTAGTAAATAAAGAAGTGAACCATGTTGTCTTTTTAGGAGACATGTTTCACACTCACTCAGTAGTAAGAACCGAAGTAATGGATTGTGTGTTTAATGGAATGACAAAGCTCCTCAATGTAGGAGCTAAAGTTGTTTATATTAGTGGAAATCATGACAACCAGACTCCAAAGGCTACAGACACCATTACAGCACCTAAGTACATTCTTCCAAAAGAAGTCTTGTTTATTGACCACAATATTGATAAGCCAGTGATGATTAGCGAGAATGTTTATGGGATTGGCTTTATTGGTGATAATGAAAGATTTGTTGAGCTTGTAAGATCCCTAGACAATCCCAATGCTACAATATTTCATCACCAAACACTAGCTGGTGCTAAATATGAGAATGGGTTTCCAGCACATGGAGCTATTGAGTTTGAAGAGATTAAGTGTAAGCAATTTATAGGCGGACATATACACACCTCCTCAGATAATGGCAAATCTTGGTATCCTGGATCACCAAGAGCCATTACTAAGGCTGAAGTTAATATGGACAAAGGCATATATGTTTGGGATAGCGAGAATGGGGCCAGAGCGTTCCATAGCCTAAATAAACTTGTTAAAACTTTTAAGAAGTATGAGATTTTAGAAGAAAACGGACTTGAAGTGCCAGAGTTGGATAATCCAGAATTTACAGATAAAGATAATGTGACTGTTTTAGTTAAGGGTAGTCAAGACTTTTATGACGCCCTACTGAAAAAGTACAAAAAAATGGGTAAGATTGGCTTTGTTCGTGATGTAAAAGTTAACATTAATAAGACTATTGACACAAATAAGTCAAATTTTACTATAGATACATTGTATCATGAATATGTATTCAAAGTGTCTAAAATACCAGACTCAATGAAGGGAGATGTATGGAAAGAGCTACAGAGACTAGTTCCGAATCTTGGCAGCAGCAACTAGCGTTGGCAAAAATCCTAGTAAGAAAATATGGAGTTTTGCATGAATTCCATAGTGTTCAACTTAAGAATTATTGTGTGGCCTGCGCACCTATGATTATAGGTGGAACTGCTGAAGTAAATATGGAAGAAAAGTCTATCGTATTTCGCCTTCAAAGTGATTTCTGCCATTATTTAGATGGCGCAAAAGTGGCGCAAAGATCTAAGTATTCCATTAAGCGATTGTTAAGCTTTTTGCCGTTTTTATATGGTAAACAAGTCAGTAATGCCTATCAGAATCTTAATATTTGGTGTAAGGAGTTATTTTGGGGCGATAGCACTAAAATAAGAGTATTCATAGATGGAAAACAAATCTTTGGGAATGGTAAATAGCCTATTCTCAGATAAAGAACAAGAAATTTTAATAGATATTAAGGAAAAAGGGGCTAAAGCAATAGCCCCTACACTTGCTGCGCAAATGTTCTCCCTTTTCCTTGAGGGATACTCATGCGCTGAGATAGCCAAACAAAACAAGATGTTCTCAGAAGGGGACATACTTTATGCATGTGAGAAGTTTCAATGGCACGAGCAAAGAGATATCTACGCAGCTAACCTACAAAGACAAATATCTGAAAAATTGGCCAAATCAAAGCTAGAATCTGTCGAATTTTTGACCAATATGCTATCTGTTACTCATAAACAATATAGAGATCAGACGCTAAAGTACCTTCAAACTGGAAAAGAAGAAGATATGCCTGAAAGTTGGGCTAAAGGTCCAAAGAGCTATATGGATCTTATTAGTACGATTGCCAAGGTGACTGGCGAGGATAAGGTTAGTAAGGTCAACATTGATCAAAAGACTGAGACAAACTTGAATATTAATGGAAACTCTGATATACTACAGAAGATTCTTGAACCTGACAATGCTGCGAAAATACTCAGCCATTTGGTTAAAGAATCAGAAAGTAAGTAGATGAAAAAGCGCACTCTTGAAGACATTAAGGCCGCCCTCCCTGAGTTTGTAACTCTTGTTGAATCCACTTATGTAAACACAAACATAAAAGCGCAATTTATTGATAGAGATTATGGTGCATTTTGGAAGGATGCATATACAGTTATGAACACCAAGTGTGGGCACCCAAAAAGAGGCCAGAAGGCCAAAGGCCAAGCCAGAAAGAGTTCGTATGAAACTCTGAAGGCTAAGTTGCCAGATTATTTAGATTTTGATTATAGCACCTATGAAAATAATAAATTACCAGTTAAGTTTTTTGACTCTGAATTTGGTGAATTTTGGGGCAATATGAGCCATGCCATGAATGGACAATCTAACCATCCAGATAGATTGAAACTTAAGTTTCGCAAAGCCCTCGATGAGCACTACTCTTCTATCGAAGGAAACTACGATTTACCCGAAGGCATTACTTTAAAAGAGGGGCAGACTCTGCCACAGAATAAGCAAACTGAAAGAAGAATTTTTATTGATGAAAAGTTTGGAGAATTTGAAAGTACATTTTTAGCATTACAGTATAGAGGTGCAAGTCTACATCCAATGGTTACACACGAAAGAAAAAGTTCTGTAGAATTTAAGATGATTCAGACAGATAATGCAAAAAAAATGTGGCAAAAATTTAAAAAAGAGGGATACATACATGCGTCATCGTCTCCAGAGGCAGTGCAAAAAAGAAAAAAAACATGCTTAAAAAGGTATGGAACTGAATATCCCGCAATGAATCCAGATGTTCGTGAAAAGGCTAAGAAAACCCTTATAGAGAAATACAGTCTAGACTCTCCTGAAAAAGTATCCCAATTTTATAAAGAAAAACTTAATAAAAGTGTGATGAATAAATATGGAGTTGAGAATATATCACAGATACCATCTGTCCGATTAAAAGCAGCGAAAAGCGCTAGAAAAATAATTGAAGTGACCCACTGGAAAACTGGAGAAAAAGTACCATGTTATGGCACTTGGGAACAAAAAGTGGCAGAATATTTTAATGATAACGAGATTAATTACGAAAAAGAAAAGAGAACTTTTAAACTTGCTGATTTGAATCAAACATATACGCCTGATTTCTATCTACCAGACTTGGATCTATGGGTTGAAGTTAAGGGTAGAGTTTATGACGCATGGCAAAAGAAATGGAACTCTTTTCAAAAATTGGGATTAAATGCAGAAGTGTGGGACAAAAAAGTTCTCCTCTCAAAAGGTATTAAGGTCAGATGATGGATGACAATAAAATAAAAAGATCCCTACTATTAGTACCATGTACTACAAGAGAACACCTTCAGGATTGGTTTAAAACATTTCTTGATTTTCACGTATTTGATACGACATCAAGCAGATTCGCATCTGCAACCCCTCTAGATGCTGCCTGGGAAGTTTATAAATTCACAATGTTTCCAGAACAGAGAACTCCCAGAAACCATTTATTTGCATCAGCACGTTCTACACAAAAGACAATCACCTTAGCTGCATTAGAGGTAGCCGTACTTTTACACGCAAAAAGAACAGTCCTACATTTTGCAGGATCTAAAGATCAGGTAGAAGCAGGATATCAGTACGTCAAAAAATTTTTAAATTTGCCCGTCATTCGCGACCTTCTTGAGGGTGATATTACCCAAACTCAAACAGAACTTCTAATCCCTGAATATAACAATCCAATGTGGCTTGATGGTAAAACAGCAAAAGAAATTCTAAAGGAAAATCCGGGATCTGTTAAGAAAATAAAAGTTTTTGTGAAGACAATTTCGCCATTTTCTACACAAGGTCAGCACGAGAGTTGGATCGGTGTGGATGAACTCCACACTCTTAAAGGAGAAAAACGTCAAGCATATCAAGATATTAGAAAGATCCCAATTTCTAGTTGGGACGGTAAACCTTGGGCGAGGGTCAACATCTCCTCACGAAAGTCACCTACATCAGTTGTTGAACAAGAGATTGCTAACAAAGATAAGTCTGGCCTTATTGTAAAACAATGGACTGTGTTTGAGGGAGTTGAACAGTGCCCAGTAGACAGACATGGTAATAACTTTGTTCACAACAGATATATTAATGTCTACAATGGGGCAGAAAAAACAGAAGAAGAATTTGCTGCATACGAAGGTAAAGATAAAGACAAGTATAGTTTCACAACGCTAAGTGACGGCTGTCTTAACTGCCCATTAAGATCTGTTTGTATGGCCGATCTTGCAAAACCAAAGAAATATAATAAGCATCACCAATCGGTCGAAGCTGCCATTGTCGATTTTGTTTCCGATGCTGATAGAGGCTGGTACATAGCGCAGTGTCTAAGCTTGCAGCCATCTAGAGAGGGTATTGTATTTTCACGATTTGATAGAAATGAATTTGAAAAAACACCATCAGAATTATATGAAATATTTGCTGGCGAATCTCCAGGACGAGAGCTTACAGAAGATGAGCTTATTGCTTTTATGTTATCTAAAGGTGTAAAGGCATATGCTGGACTGGATCATGGATATACTGACCCAATGGGAATAGTTGTTAACTACGAAGATTCTGTAGGTACAATCTATACAATGAAGACTGTAGCTAAACAGGGCCTAGATCCTAACCAAGTAGTGGAGGAAGTGAGAAAGATTGTCGACAAATATAAGATCACTCACCTATACCCAGATACAGCAACACCTGCAATCAATGCTCTAATAAAAAAGGCTAAAATCGTAAGAGTTATGGATGACTTTGATAAAAAAGACGGCATTGCAAACGGTATTGCTTTAATTAGAGGAAAGATATCGCCAGCAGTGGGGGCCACAAAATATTACGGTCTACAAGGTAATTGCAATGAATTAATCTCAGAAATGGAAAAGTATAGCTACTCAACCGACTCTACAGGTAAGTTTACAGATGAGCCTGAAGATGAGTTTAATCATTTAATTGATGCACAACGTTATAGCGCCCTCAACCGATGGGACAAATCGTCACTTGTGGTAAGAGAAAAAGACAGTAAACCTAAAACGCGAGAAGAAGAAATTACCCATTATAATCAGCAGGTTGCAGAGCAGCAAGCAAAATATGTATCCCAAGAGATTAATAAAGCAATTAAAGAAAATGGCGGTTCCGCATCAGGTGCCAAAAAGTCCAAATCTGGTGGAGTTTTCTGGGATATCGGATAGTCTAAATACTTAATAATATTGCAAATTTAATAATCTACCCTAATTATATGTTAGTTAATCCCTCACTAGGAGATAAAATGCCACAATTAAATTTAACCATTAATGCTATTTCTTTTAAAGATTCAGTTGTATCTAACAACCCAGCGCTTAGAGTATTTGACCTAACTCTAAAGCATTTAGGCCAAGATTCTTTAAAACCAAAGGCTGAGGATTTTACTTTAGCCCCAGGAGAAGAAAAAGTAGTATTTAGCGGCACTAAGTCTATGGCCATAGACAACTCAACACAACTGTCTATTACTATGCCAAACCCTAATGAATCTCTTTATTACATTACACATACAGGCGGCACAAACCCACTATTTAGAACAGAACGTGCAATTGGCATAGACAATACTACAGCCCTAAGTATATCAGTTAACGGACCACTAATGACCCTTACTTACGTCTCTGGAACTGCACTGAACACAGCCAATATTGTTATTGGTGATATATTAAGACTAGGAAATTCTGTTAGCTTAAGCAATCAAGGTTCGTTTGAAGTATTGTCCAAAACGGCTACATCTATTACTGTTAAAAATTTAAATGCAGCTGCTGAATCTGTAGCCATTCAAAATGAAGCGGATATGATTTTCTATAGTTCTGGAGGCGGAAGCTCAAACCAAGTTCAAAAATTAGACAAGCTTATCATCTCTGGTGGATTCAGCTCTTCATCTTTTGGTACATACGAAATTGTTGATGTCACCTCACGTTTTATAGTTATTAAAGCTTCCCCAGAAAGAGGACTAGCAATCGAATCGGCCATCTCACCAACAGCATCTGGCTTTATTGTGTATAGCGAAGCAAAAAAATTCATCTTGATCTCTGCACAACAAAAGATCTCTGTAAAAATTAACCAAGAAACAGGCGATAATCACATAGTAGAACCTGTAGAAGTTGGCAATCCAGAGCGTTCTGGTATATACTTAAAGGAAGGGTCATCATACTCTTTAACTATTAAAAATTTGAGTTTAAGTACAGCTGAAGTCTTGATTGCAACAGCGGAGTAATTATGTCTAAAGATAAAAAGCCATTAGCAATGCCAACGGCACAAGAGCAAGAGGCTTTATTTAAAAGCAACAAAGTAATCTCACTTGACATGCCTGTTAATCAGCCAGTAAATGAGATCACTAGACTTATTGAAGATCTGCAAAAGAGCGCGGACAAGACAGTTAGATCGTCAAAGGCTGTGCAACTGGCTTTAGATACAGATCCAGTTAAAGATAATTCGTCATTCTCATCTTTGTATAAGCGTAAAGAAAGCCTACTCCCTACCGAAATTCTAAAAAGAATTCGGGACACCGAGGAGTTGATTGGTGGAATTATTTTGCCAATTCGTGCTCGTCAGGTTGCATCATTTGCAAGACCAAGAGCTAACCGATTTGACGTTGGATTTACAATTAATCTAAAGCCTGAAATTATATCAAAATATTCAGAAGATCAACAAGAGCAAATTAAGTTAGACATCATCCCAAAATTGCGTGAGACGTTGGTTAATTGTGGATCTAATACAGGTATTATTGACAGAAATAAGAGAAATCTAACTCAGCTATTTATGGAGATCGTTGAAGACATTCTTACTTTTGGAGCATTTGCTATTGAAGTTAGAAAAGATGCAAAGGGTAATTTCCACAGCTTTAGAGCAATTGATGCTGGTACAATTCATTTCATTAACCCAAAAACGTCCGACAGTGCAGCTGATCAGGTTAGAAAAGAAGCCATCAGAATGTTGTCGGAACTCTCTGGCATGCAATCCGAAGCTAAAAAATTTGAAAATGAAGAGTACACGTATGTACAGGTTATTGATGGCGTCCCAAGACAGGTATTCACAGATGAGGAATTGATCTACTGGTCAGCAGCCCCATCAACAGACATCAATCGTAGCGGATACCCAATTACACCAATTGAGCGCATTGTTAATGCAGTTACGATGCACATTAACCTGACGACTCAGAATAAGCTTTACTTTGTTAACGGCAGAGCGGCCAAAAACGTTATTGTCTTTAAATCAGATAATTTAGAAGCAGAAGATATAGCGGCAATTAAAAATCAAATGTCAGCGCACATTAATTCTGTAGGCGCATCACATAGAATACCAGTGTTTGGACTTGGAGTTAACGATGAATTTAATATCGTGCCGATGGAATCAGGTGGGCGTGATATGGAATTTCAATATTTGGCAGACCTGAATAAGCGTATGATTTTTGCTGCATACCAAATGTCCCCAGACGAAGTAGCTGCATTGAGTTATTTAAGTCGTGGCACAAACTCTCAAGCAATGTCTGAGAGTAATAATGAGTACAAATTAGAAGCAAGCAGAAGTTCTGGACTCAGACCCCTATTGATATCCCTAGAAGACTTCTTAAATGAAAGACTCCTCCCTAAGATTAATCATGAATGGTCTAACCTTGTAATGATCAATATTGAAGGTCTGGATGCAGACAGCCCTGAAAAAGAAGCTACGCGATTGCAGCAAGATATCGCAACACATTCAACAATGAACGAAATTATGGCTCGGGTAGAAAAGGAAGTCCTTCCAATTGGAGGAGAGTT